GTTTTTGCTGTCCCTTATGAAATGGAGGCAAGTTTCCCCATGGTGGCCCGGGGCGTAAAGTTCGTGCGCTGCCCTGCTGATATGTCTGAATCGTTCACTTGTGCACAATGTGGCGGTGGCCAGCCCTTATGCGCCCAGGGGGACCGGGATTATGTCGTCGTTTTTCTCGCCCATGGGTCCGGAAAGAAACGAGTAGGCACGGGCAAAGGCGGCTGCTATGCCGCGGGTGGCCCAACGGCTATTGCATGGCATGGCACGAAAAAAACCGGTCTTGCAAATGATGCTGCTGCCGTTCGTGCTTTTGCTCGTTCGCTGCCGCCGGGGTCTATGCTGCGGCATCATGTAGCGGGTGACATTGGCCGGGAGGGGGCCTAATGTTTTTTGCCTTAGCTATTTTTATAGTGCTGTGGATAATAGTTGACCTGTTCAGTCAAGATTAGCCACACTGTTAAATTCTGGTATATAATTCAGTCACCGGGATCATCCGGCAACTTTGAAAGGATAGAGAAAATGGCACACATGATCGATACAACCACGGGCACCGCAGCAATGGCCTACAGTGGCCGCACCCCATGGCATGGCCTCGGCCAAACCCTGAGCGCTGACGCTGATATCCCAACATGGACCCGTGAAGCGGGTCTGGCTTATACAGTGCTTGAGTCCCCCGTACTGTTCCGCACTCAGGCAGCAACAGAGCCCGAATGTTTCAAAGGGCGTAAGGTCCTACACCGCAGCGATACCGGGGCCCCCCTGGCTGTTGTTTCGGATGGATATCATGTTGTACAGCCCGCGGAGGTAATGGGCTTTTTTGACAACTTGGTAAAGCTTGGCGGGTTCCAATTGGAGACCGCGGGAGCGCTGAGCTTTGGCCGGAGGGTTTGGGCGCTGGCTTCGGTAGGTGCTGGCGCGGATATCGTAGACGGGGATAAGGTAAAGCCTTATTTATTGCTAGGCACCAGCTATGATGGAACCATGGCCACAGTGGCTAAATTCACTACGGTGCGTGTTGTATGCAACAACACTATCACCGCAGCGCTTGGAGACAACACCGCAGCGGTGCGCGTTTTGCACAGTGAACGCTTCGATGCTGAGGCGGTGCGCTTAGAGCTTGGAATTGTGGCAAATAATTGGGAGCGGTTTTTAATTCAGTCCCGCAAACTGGCGGGGGAAACCATGGGCGCGGAAGCCGCGGATGCTTTTGTGGCTGAGCTGCTCAAGCCTTACCATACCGGGAAAATAGATATTACGGCTTCAAAGGCGTACAAACGAATAATGCATTTATTCAACGGTGCCGCCATTGGTTCCGATATCGGCGGGGTAACTGGTACCCGTTGGGGCATGCTCAATGCTGTAACTGAATTAATAGATCATGAAAGAGGGCGCAGCGACAATACCCGGCTTGAATCGGCATGGTTTGGAACTGGTGCAGCTATCAAAAACCGGGCGATGGAGCTATTAGCTATTAACTAATGAGACCCCGGGGCTGATAGCCCCGGCCTATAGGGGCGGGTTATGCGAAAAATGCATAATTTGCCCGGGTTAGCTTCGGTAGGGTAAACCAGTCCCCCGGTCCCGGGCGCGTGACGCTTGGAATGTGGCGCGCGATGCCAGGTTCTTGCTCCGCGGCGCGCGCAGCGGGGCGCGGGTTATGCGGTTTTGGCATAATGTGCCCGTTGCCCGGGGCTATAGCCCCGGGCATTTTGATAGAAAAATACAATTGGCCGCGGCGCGTGTTGGTGGTGCTATAATAGCGGCACTGCTGCGGGGGTCCCCGCAGCGGGTAACTCAGAAAGGATAGCAAAATGGGCGATAGAGTTTTACTTCAAATGGTGCAGGGCGAAGACTTCGGGCCTGTTGTTTATTGTCATTGGTCCGGGGGCCAAGCCCCGGAGGTTGTCCGCAGATTGGCGGAACGCATGAAAGAGCGGCGCGGGGATATTGACTATGCGAGCGCGCGACTGGTGCAGGAATGCACCGCTGCGGACCCTGACGGGGCGCTTAGTTTTGGCGTATCAAATGCCCCTGCCCAATTGACCGCGGAGGACTCCCACGGCGACGCGGGAGTTGTGCTGATTGACTGCAACACCTTTAAATGTGAGTGTTTGGGCGGGTATCTTGTTACTGGCGATGACGGTTTTCCGGAGTATGCAGCATGATCATTCAGCACGAATACACCAACAAGCCAAGCATTGTCACGCTGCGCGCTGCGCTGCGAAAGGCCATTGCCCAAGGCGCGGACTTTATCCAATTGACTTGGGGCGAGAATCAAATTACCGTGGAGCGGACCCCGCACGGGTGGATCGGCAGCGGGTGGATTGGTAAGAACGGGGGCTATGATCTGGCCCGTGAAATGGGGAGGGCTGCGGCATGAATCTCAGCTTATACGATGCGGTGGAAGTGCACCCCGTTTCTCGCGAAGTGAGAAACGGGAAAGATTACTTTGAGCAGTGTGATCGGGATTATCCGGATATCCATTACTGGAGCGTATTTCTCCACCTGATCGAGGGCGGGATCGAATGCGTAGCTGATTGTCCAGATGAAGAGACCGCCTTATTTATTGCAGAGGCAGTGGAAAAAAGGATAGTGCCATGAAATATATTGTCGAAACCCGCTTTGGCAACACTTGGGAGAATGTCTGGACTGATGACGATATCCCGTGCGTGTTCGACAGTGAACACGAAGCGCGCGCCGAGATAAACGACCTGTTAAACGAAATGCCCGATTATTCCGAAAGGGATTATCGGATTGTTAAAACGGTGCTATAATAGTCTCACTGGTGGCAGCCGCCACCAGTTAATCAACCATAGAGGATAGAGAAAATGACAAACCCATTTCGTAAACATGCCAGCGGTTTATTTGCAAACCATGGTGGCAATATTGATCAGGCTATGACATATTCAATGTCATTAGTCGATACCTTATCCGGCGCGGATCAGGTTGCAGCTACAACTGCCATCATGGTCCTTGTCAATTCCGCTGCGGCAGCTTTCGATGATCGGGGCTCGAGCCCCGAGAAGCTGGTGCTGCTGGACTTGATCCGTAGTGAAATTGATAAATGGGCAGAAGATGAGCTCGAGGGTAAGCTCGCGAGCTGGGCATCAAATGAGCTTGATATTGAATCAAACATTGATCAATGGATAGATGACAACTTAGAAGACAGAATAAGTAATCTGGATTTAGTTGTGAGAACACGGTAATCTGGTATATAATTCAAGCTCTGGACCAGCCGGTCCAGAGCAACTAGAAAGGATAGAGAAAATGAACCGCAAGACAAACCCATTGATTCAAGCAATCAATAGCGCAACAAAAACTTCACGGCAGCAGGGCCATGACCTGATTGGCAAAGCAAAGGTTTTGGAAGACAGTCGCATGAAGCTCAGAGTACATTACTCTGAGGCATTCAAGGACCTAGACCTGACAGTGCATAGTTTGTATGTTCGTGCAAGCCACTTCAAGCCCAGTATTGAAGTGAACTTGAATACCCTTGATGGATTCAAGGATCCGGTGCTGGTAGACCTGCTGGAATTCTTCACCGCAAAGACAGAACACATGACCACCAGAGATTGGCCCGATTACCTGAATCGGGACTTCAGCTTCGAACTGGACGATGCGATGGTCAACATCTCCGCCTATGTTCGGTCCGATAGCCCAACATGCCGCAAGGTACAGATTGGCGTAAAAGTGGAAGAAGTACCACAGTACCAGTTAGTCTGCGACTAACTACCGGAAAGGGGCCGGCTGCCGGCCCCTTAGTCCAGGTTTAAGAGCCCCAGGTCGATGACCTGGGGCTCTTTGCTTTTTCCCTTATGAATCAACGACTTACAGCATCATAGGCAAAGGTAATCAGGACTGCAGTCCTGATAAGTATTTTTAGCTTGACAAAAGTCGAGGCAGGCCCATGGGCCTGCCCGTCTGAAAACAGAAGTACTATTAACCAGGTGTTATTCCAGAAACAGAAGTATTACATAGCCCACGGCTATCGGCGCGAGCGCGCCGATAGATTTTTCCTTATATTTTCCCTCTAAGGTGGTGGCGGGGGTGGGTGGGCCCGCATACCTTTCTTCGTTTGTGATTTACTCTTGGTATTTAGACAGGGGGGAGGGCCATAAACAGCCCGTCAGTCACAGACAATGACCTGTGCCCTATTTTTGCCTTAGATTTTGCCCATGAAATCTTGACCCCCACCCCCTAAAATAGGCCCCCTTGTTTCCAAAACGCTTGCCTTAGGTTAGTATTTGCAAAATTCAAAACCTGGTCCTATGTCCAATACCCTACCTAAAGACGCCGAAGAAGAGATGCTGCGCCTCGAGCTACGGCTCCAGCTTCTTAGTGCGCATGAAGAATCCACGACGCAGTTCCTTAGTTTTTGCAAATATGTTTGGCCTGAGATGATCGTGGGTGAGCACCACCGGATCATTGCCAAGGCCCTTGATCGGGTAGTCTCGGGCGAGTGCAAGCGCCTGATGATTGCGATGCCCCCGAGGCACGGTAAGAGTCAGATGGGCAGTTATTTATTTCCTGCGTACATCATGGGGAGAAAGCCTGATGCCAAGCTTATTGTGGGTTCGCACACCGCGGAGCTCGCTCAGCGGTTCGGTAGGATGATTAGAAACCTTGCAGAGGATGAGCGGTACAAGGAGCTTTTTCCTGGGATGCAGTTGTCGATTGACTCGAAGGCTGCTGGTCGGTGGAACACGTCTCAGGGTGGGGAGGCCTTTTTCATTGGTAAGGGCGGAGCGATGACCGGGCGCGGCGGTAATATTGTCATTTTGGACGATATTTTGGATGAGCAGGATGCGTTGTCCGAGACTGCCATGGAGAATACGTGGGAGTGGTACACCTCGGGTCCGCGGCAGCGGCTCCAGCCGGGTGGTGCGATTATTGTGATCAATACGCGCTGGAAGACGGATGACTTGTCGGGCCGCTTGTTA